CTTCTTTCTGCGCCAGTTCTGCAATCTTCAGTTCCCGGTCAATCTGCGTCTTGACCTGGAACTTCTCGCGCTCAAGCTCAAGCTTCTGCTGCTCGATATGCATCTTGGCCTGTGCTTCGGCCATATTCGATTCAAGCTGCTGCTGAAGCTGCTGGATCTGCTGCATCATCCCCATCACGCGCGGGTCGTCCTCGCCCATCTCAAAGAACCTGCGCCCGTCACGGTAGCCCAGCGCGCCGAAGACTTCCCCGATCACCTCATCGGCCTTAATCTGTTGCATCGCCTGTGGCATGAACTGCCCCACGGTGTTCAGGCCCATCGTCAACTTTTCAATGCGCTTCTGCGGAGATGTGGCCCCAAAGCCCACGGCCACCCGCACGCTCAAATCTTCGCCAAGAAGCTCCACCGCCTGCTCCGGTTCCAGCCCGTTGCCGACCGTTTGCAAGATGCGCGGGTCGGTCTCATAGGCGCGCTCAAGCGCAAGAAGCTGCTTCAGCACCGGCTCCACCCAGGTTTCGGTGAACACGCGAAGCTGATATTCGGTGACGGTGTTGCTGTCCTGGCTCATCAGGCTCATGCCGCCCACCGTCTCGTTAAGCGCCCGGTTGGTCTGCACACTTCCGGGAGAAAACGTTCCGGCCAACTCATCGAGGTCTACGCTGATGCGGTCCTGCTCTTGATAGCTTGAGCCGGTCACATCGGGCGGCGCGTCGATTTTGACATCGGCGTTGACGTCATCGACGAGCGTCACGCCACCGGGTACGGATTGTGTAAGGCTTCGCCAGTCCACGTTCGCTGTGCGCCTTGCCAGATACCTGCGGTTAAGCACCAGTTTGATGTTGTCGAGGCGTTGGTTGGCGATATCATTCGCCTCGGTTTGCAGCCCTTCGAGCATCTCCGCCAGGCCGGAGGGGTAAATTTTGTGTGTTTCGATGTTCGCCATGCCCAGCACATAGGGCCGTCCCTGCGGGTATACCTGCTCAAGCGGGACCGGCTCGGAAAGCATGTGCTCGGTGCCGATGGTGTAGTAGATGAAATCATCGCCATCGACGTTGAAGATGTTGCGATGCACCCAGGCCACGGCGTAATCGTTGATCGGCGTGTCCTGCTCCTTGCTGTCCTGCCGCCCCTTCTCGCGGGCATGCCGGGTTGGATCGTCCTTGCCGGAGTTGACCGCGCCTCTCATCTGGTCCTCGTCGAGCGCAAACCACGGAGCCTCGCCGGTTTTCGGGTCGGCTTTGACCATGCGTTCTTTGACTTTGTAGACGTGCATCGGGATGCGCTCAATGATATACGGCGAAGTCTGTACCGGGTCGCGCCAGTCGGCGGCCGGGTCGAAGCGCAGGTTCTCGGACGGGATCAGCTCCACCTCCGGGCGATCCTCGATGACCTCAGCCTGCTCTTCGATCACCATAGAATCGTCGTCGGCGATCATCTGCACCTGGCGAATGCGCTCCTTGTATCGCCAATACTGCCGCGACGCGACGACGCCTTGCACTTGTGCATCCTGGTATGCACCGATCAGTGTGACAAACCAGGGAATCGAGTGCTCAAGCCGGTAGTTGATAAGGTTCTTGGCTACCTCCGCCGCAATTACGCCGCGCTCAGAGTTGGGGTCTTCCGGCAGGCAAGTGACGCTATCGCCGGTCGCAAAGTACGCCAGTGCCGCTGCCGCCTCATGCCGGCGGATCGTTGAGCGGGTCTTCGGTCTGAAAATTTTGCTGCGGTACTTGTACGCATCAGAGTGGTACTTGCTGCCCTGCGGGTGCTTGCTCTGAAAGATCGAGATGTTTTTCTCAAGCTGCGTGCGAATCGACGCCGTGAAATAGTCTTCAGCGACCCGGTAGCCGTCGCGGGCGCGTTGCAGCCAGTCGTCAAGTTCACTGAACTGCTCTTCGTCCTCGACCGGTGCATTCTCGATGTCGTACTCGGTGCTAAGCTGCATCCGTCTCCCCTATCGCCTCGCCGGTAATATCGCGCTCCACGCTCAAGCGTTCAGGCCGCTGCCCCCGGTGCTGGTGGTATCGCTCAAGCACCTCGCCACCGCCACGCATGACCAGTTTCAGGTCCGGGTCTTGCGCCAGTCGCGCCAGGTGGATCACGAACCCGTACTCCCCGGAAAGGTCCAAGTTCTTGACGTAGACCACGCCCGCTTCGGCCTTGCATTCGACCCACCAGCGCCAGCCGGGGTAGTGGGCTTCGAGCACTCCGCCGACACTGCGGCAGATTTGATGCTCGGCGAGATGAGTCTTAATGTCTTTCGTGCCATCATTAAGCATTGCGCTTTTCCTTGAATTTGCGGCCATTTGAGAACTCGTAAACCGTCTCGCGCTCGTGTCGCTCCGGCTCAAGTGCCTCGACAAGTGCCCGGACGCTGAATTTTTGTGTTTTGACTTTATCTTGTGCCATATCTGGTAGCCTTTTTATTTCAACGACTTAGTGTGCTTCTCTCGGCCATGCGAACCCAGCTTTTCGTGAGCGCCTATCACCTATCTGTTAGAAGTCCTCGGACCACTCGGGCATCAACTGTTCGCGCGGCACGTCAAATCGCTTGCGGTATCCTGTGCCGAACTGCCGGAACGCATCAGCCCCGTTGCTGGCCCAATCGTGCAGGGGGCGCATCCTATAGGTCTGCCCCCGCTCGTCCCACTCACGACGATAATTCTTGAGTGCCGCCAGCCCATTTTCGCAGCGGTCAACGTCAAACCAGCAGGAGCCAAACGCCTGCCGCGTGATCTCGATGGCATGGCTGACGTCCTTGGTGCGCTCGACTGTGACGATAGGGTTTAACCCGAACTCCTGAAGTGTGCGCTTGCGGCTCTTGCCGCTACCCAGCTCGGTAATCTCCACATCGTGCGGCAAATAGTGATCGCCGTAGTTATATCCCTTGTCTTTGAGTACCTTGACATAGTGGCTCAGCGGCTCGCCGTTGGCCTCGTAGTAGTCGATAAATCGGTGCTCAAGCCCGACCTGCTGGTGAAACCAAATGGCCGTTGTGTCGTTGTACCCAAGATCCCAGAACGTGTTGACCGGCACATAGGTTTCGACCGGCACCCCGCACACGCGGCCATCGAGGTAGCATTTCTCAATTTCTGCGGCATAAATCGCGCCTTTAACTTCAACTACGTCCCACCGCCCCTCAAGCAGGGCGCGTTTTTCCATCTCAGAGAGCGTCAGCAGGCGTTCCCGATACCCCGAATCGGCCAGGTGTGGATTGTCTGCCAGCCCCGCAGGGATAAAGCGCCGCGTGATACTCCTGTCGCCAACCTCAACTTCGGAGCGTGTCGGCTTGCCGCTGTCATCGATCTTCCAGCGTCGCTTGACCCATTCGTGGCCTGCCCCGCCGGGGTTGGTCGTCGCCCGGACATAGCAGGTGATCGCCGGGTCCGGGGAGCGCAGACGCGAAAGCAGGTATTCGTAAGCAACCGGCGACTGCCAATGTGTAAGTTCATCCCACCCGATGTATTGATACTGCCGGCCCTGGTAGCGGTGCCGGTCGCGCTCGGATTCCATGTAGCCATACTCAATCTTTGCGCCGGCAGGAAAAACCCACGTTTTCTCCGACTCTTTGAAAACCGCACCGGGAACAATCTGCGGATACAACTCGCGGCTTCGGTCGATCAGCTCACGCAGTTCTGGAAAGCTGCGCCGGAAGATGATGCCGCGATACCGTGCGTTGCGGATCGCTTCCTGCTGCAAGCCCAGGCAGTCGATTACCAGCGCATCGGACTTGCCGCCCCCGGCAGCACCTCCGTACAGCACTTCCTCTTCAGGTGCGGCCAGAAACTCGGACTGTTTGGCTGTCGGCTCCCAGATAACGCTAGGCATCTTTCCTCGGCACAATCGCAACTTTGATTTCGCCACCATCGGCCCCGGTCACTTCGCGCCTTTCAGTGAAGTCGGCTTCACTCTTGCCGAGAAGCTCCGATGCCTTAAGCCTGTCCTTCATGTCGCCGCCAGCATCCTGCATCACCTCGGTCCAGAACCTCTGTCGTTCCTGGCGCGTGGCAACCATTGGTCGCACCTCTTTTTCCTGCCGTTTTTTAATGGCTTCGGCGATGTCAACATTTGTCATCAGCCGCGATCCCGTCATGCGCGGGTTTTTATACCCCGCAATTCGGGCCGCTTCCGTGGCGTTACCCGCGTAGGCCGCGACAAATTTCTGCTGCATTGCGTTGAGTTCTTTTCCCATGCGCCAATTATCTGACGAACGCCGGAAAAAATAAAATTCTGCGGGAGATTGATTTTTTTTTGATATTTTTGCTTGACAGTTATTACCCAATGGGTATACTTGGAATCAAACAGAAGGGAAACCCAAACAACGGAGGGCAAGATGAAAGTTCAGGCCGACAATATCAGCGGAGTTTATCGGGTCGATGAGTTTGAAGGTGAGGTGCTGAGCCAAGAGGATTTCTATGACTCATTGAGCACCAACCCTGACGGTTCGGTCATCTGTGCAGAGATCGACGAAAAGATGGCTGAAAAAATCAGCGAGGAATACGGAATCCACTAACACCACCGCCCCGGTTCGCCGGGGCATATAGGAGGATGACATGACAAAAGAACTCAAAGTTACTGACATTCAGATTTTCGATTCAAAAGACCCTGAGACTGGAAATGTTGAGTGGTCAGCAAACGTCGCCATCAACGACGATTTCATGCTGCAGATCGGCACTGACGGATCTTTCGAAATTCCAGGGTCACACCTTGCCGCATGGAACGACGACAACAAACAAGACGACGCTGCTGAAAAGTACGACGCAGACGAGTTGGCAGAAACCCTTGGCCTTAGCCATGACCTCGACGATCTAAACGAGAAGTTTTCTCTCTATTTCTTGGGCGATGAGTCTGGGCGTGAACTTTTGAGCAAAGCAAAATGACCCCGCAGGAGCTAAAAGACCACCGCCAGCGCCTCGGCCTCACCGTCCAGGCCATGGCCGACCGGCTAAACACCCCCTACCGCACCTATTTAAAGTGGGAGCGGGGGGAGCGAAGGGTGCCGGGGATTGTGGAAGTGGCTATCGAAAAACTCATGGAGGACGCTATGAAAGACTGGCTGAAAGAATATATCGAAGGGTGCCGCGCAAACAA